CATCTGGGATAAATTACGAAGAAGGCACTCCGGTTGCTTATGTTGCGACCATTCAAGAGTTTGGAGCACCAGAAGTTAACATCCCTCCTCGTCCCTTCATGCGTCCAACTGTCAAAGCAAATAAGCACGAATGGACAAAAATCATTGCAAGCAGAATTCCAAAAGTAGTCATGGGCAAAATGACGGCTTTTGACGTGCTAGACCTTGTTGGGATATCCGCTGCTGCTGATATTCAAGTTACTATTTCAAAAGTTGATTCACCTCCCAATTCTCCAGCGACAATCAAAAGGAAAGGCTCTTCTAAACCTTTGGTTGATACTGGTTTAATGGTTGCTTCGGTGCAAAACGCAGTCAATAAGGCTGGTTTTGACTTTACCGCGAAGGGTGGCTAATGAATCTCCGAGCTATTGCTAACAAATATACCCAGATCACGAATAAAAACGTTCAGATCCAATGGAAGCAATCCAATGGATATATCACTGATGATGCTGGTCGGCGTACCCCTCAGACCATTACGTTGACAGTTGAGGCTCAAATTCAGGCTCTTAGCGCGTCCGACTTACAGCATACTGACGGTCTGAACATCAATTCAGTTATGCGCTCGGTTTACCTCTATGGCAATGCTGTTGGCGTGGTTCGAGTGGATCAGCTTGGTGGTGACATTCTGGTTTTCCCTGAGATCCCCGGAGGATGCAATAGGAATTGGTTGGTTACTCAAGTGAACGAGACTTGGCCTGATTGGTGTCATGTTATTGTGACTTTGCAGGACGATTAAAATGGCCGTGACGATAGACATTATCGACCAAGACGTATTTCGGGCGTTTGTGACGTTTTTTAAAACGTACATTCCGTCCAATGTAGAAATTATTCAGCAGCAGGACAACAGGGTTCCAATGCCAAATGGCCCGTTTATTGCGATGAATAATAACGGGATGGATAGGCTCTCCTTCAATGTGGATACTTACGACTCCCTAACCCAAGGAAAGTCCATACTTTCCTCTATGATCTATGAAGTACAGCTTGATTTCTATGGCCCATTATCTCAAGCATGGGCAGCGGAAACGGTAACTTTGTTTAGGGATGAATACGCAACCGAGATTTTCCCGGCAAACATTCAGCCTTTGTATGCTGATGATCCTGTTCAAATTCCGTTGATTAGTGGAGAATCCCAGTATATTCAACGCTGGAAATTGGCAGCGAGAGTACAATACAAGCCAACCGTTTCAACTGTACAGCAGTCAATGCTGGCGATTGAAATTGATCTTGCCCCTATAGACCAGACATTTACACCATAGGAGAATTCATGAGTACCATTCCTTTTTCTCAAGTTGTCAATGTTGTTCCTTCGGTTCTGTCCGCGAATGGAGAAGCAGTCGATCTTAACGGTCTTGTGCTTACTCAGAACGTCTCAGCTCCTTATGGATCAATTTTGACTTTCTCAAACGCTGCTGGCGTTCAAAGTTATTTTGGCGCGTCTTCAACCGAAGCTGCAATTGCCAACATTTACTTTGCTGGATTTACAAATTGCACAGCACTGCCCGGAACGCTCTATTTCACGCATTATCCAGAGGCAGCAATTGCTGGTTGGCTGATGAGTGGTTCACTTTCGTCTATGACGCTTGGACAGCTTCAGGCTCTAACTGGTACGCTGGCGATTACTGTTGCAGGTGTTGTTAATACTTCAGGCACGATCAATCTTACCTCAGCAACTAGCTTCAGCAATGCTGCAACAATCATTCAGGCAGCGTTTACGTCCCCCGGATTTACCGTTACCTACAATGCAACATTAAGCTCATTTGTGTTTACGACCACGACCACTGGCGCAACGCAGACCATGAGCTATGCAGCTACTGGAACTCTGGCAACCTCTTTGATGCTGACTCAGGCAACGGGTGCAACTCTGTCTCAGGGCGCTGCTGCTGGTACACCTGCTTCATTTATGGCAAGCGTATTGCAGCTCAATCAGAACTGGGCTTGCTTCATGACCGCATGGGAAGCTGTTCAAACTGAGAAAGAGGCATTTGCAACATGGAGCAATTCAGTAGCTCCTCGCTATTTGTACGTTTGCCAAGATTCAGACGTTAATGTTTTGAACGCATCAGCAACCAATACCTTTGGCGATTGGCTGCAAACAAACCAGATTATTGGGTCTTGCCCGATTTTTGGTGATTACACTCACGCTGCTTTTGTTTGTGGGTATGCTGCTTCTCTTGATTTTGCCCGTTTGAACGGTAGAGCCACGCTTTGCTTCAAGTCACAATCTGGACTTGTTCCTTCAGTGACGAACTCTACCCAATACGCTGCAGTCCTTTCGAATGGATACAACTGCTATGGTGCTTGGGGAAGCAACAACCCAGCCAATAATCAGAACTGGTTCGCTCCGGGCTCTGTTTCTGGCAAGTGGCTCTGGGCTGATACTTACCTGAACCAGATTTGGCTCAATGCTAACCTTCAGTTGGTTATGGTCAACTTGCTGACTCAGGTAACTGCAGTTCCCTACAATGCTCAGGGTAACGGCTTGATCTATGCTGCTGCACAGGATCCAATCAACTCAGCAATTAACTTTGGCGCGATCAGAACTGGAATCAACGTATCTGCTGCACAGGCTGCAGAAATCCAGTTTGCAACTGGCGTGAATGCTGCGCCAACGATTGCCTCACAGGGATACTATCTGCAGATTCTGCCAGCAACGGCTCAAACCCGCGCTGCTCGTCAATCTCCTCCAATCACTCTGTATTATCAGGATGGTGAGGCGGTTCAGCAGATCGTTATGGCTTCAATCGCAATTCAATAAGGGACTGAAATATGGCAACTATTACCTCAGCAAACGCTATCCTTTCGTTAGCGGTCAATAATTACTTTCCGGTCCCTCAGACGATCCAAGGCTTTGCAGTGGATGATGCTTTCGAGGGTGAAGCTGTAGAGCAGTCAGAAGTCCTTATGGGCGTAGACGGCAAGCTGAGCGCTGGCAAGGTGTTTGTCCCATACAAGATGACTATTCATCTTCAGGCAGACAGCCCCAGCGTGTTCCTGTTCGACGCATGGCGCAACGCTCAGGACGCTGCAGTTGATGTTTTCTCTGCTAGTGGATCAATCACGCTTCCATCAACGAGCATGGTTTATACTCTGGTAAACGGATTCTTGACCTCTGCAACTCCGTTTCCCGGTGTTAAGCGGACGTTAGAACCTCTCGTTTATGAGATTACTTGGCAACGTATTATTGGTGGGCAAATCTAAAAATGGCTAGAAAGGAAACGTCATTCACAGCGGACTTCGGGCGCGATGCAGGGAAGCAATTCCACATTACCGAAATGTCCGCTTCACAGGCTGAGAATTGGGCTTTTAAGCTTATTCTTGCTATAGGTAACTCTGGGATTGAAATTCCAGACCATTTAGCAGCTCAGGGAATGGCGGGGCTCCTAGCGGTGGGCTACTTGAATCTTCTCAAAATTCCATTTGAGGCTGCAAAGCCTCTTCTGGATGAAATGATGGGTTGTATTCAGGTAGTTCCCTCCCCCAACATTAAACGTGTATTGATTGAAGATGATATTGAAGAAGTGAAGACCCGCTTAGCCTTACGGAAGGCTGTTTTTGATCTTCACACGGATTTTTTTTTAGACGCAAAAGAATCGACTTCGGAATCAGAAGCACAGGGAAGCGCAACAATCGGCTCATCGAATATCAAGCCACGCCACAAACGATAGCAACGGTTATCTCGGCAAGGCTTGCAACACTTCATGAGCTTGATACCGTTTACGGTGTTGAGGACTTATGGATTCTCCTTGAAATCAACGCCATTGATAGACATAACGCAAACTTAGCGAGTCAGGCATAAATGGCAACGGTTATTGACAGTTTAATGATTGAGCTTGGGCTAGATACGTCCAAGTTCAGCACTGCACAAAAAAAGTCAGTCGATCAGCTTCGGAAGTTCGACGATCAATCTACCAAAACCTTCAAGAATACCCAGCGAGGAGTAAACGACCTCGGTGACGGGTTTACAAAGACCCGTGATGCTTTGATTTCTTTGGGTACGACCATTGTGGCCATGACTGGCTTCAAGGACATAATCAAAGACACGACCACAACCAACGCAAACATTGGCAGGACAGCTCAACTGTTCAAAATGTCAGCTACGGAATTGGATGCTTGGGGCCAAGTCATGAAATCGGTTGGTGGCGATGCTTCCGACTTTCAAGGCTCA